TTATTTAAAGAAGCCGGCAAATATGTAGGCAAATACAATAAACTTCCATCTGCAGAATCGTTCAAAGTAGAGATCGATCAGTCGGATAGATTGAGTGGAGAAAACTATACGGTAGCAGTAGACCTCGTACCGCAGCTATTTTCAAAAGAAGAAATAGATGAGCAGTGGCTTGTTGATACCACAGAAAAGTGGTGCCAAGACCGGGCGATATATAATGCAATCATGGAATCTATATCAATCATTGATGGAAAGCATGAAACTCTAACTAAGGGAGCGTTACCTGACCTGCTTTCCAAAGCATTAGGTGTAGCGTTTGATACAAACGTTGGCCACGACTATATTGAAAACCAAGAAGAACGATACGAATTTTATCACCAACAAGAAGACCGCATTCCTTTCGACCTGGAATACTTTAACAAAATCACCAAAGGTGGTGTTCCTAATAAAACACTTAATATTGCTTTGGCAGGGACTGGTGTTGGCAAGTCTCTTTTTATGTGCCATGTTGCTGCTTCGGCTCTTGTACAGGGTAGGGACGTTCTTTACATAACAATGGAAATGGCGGAAGAAAGAATCGCCGAACGTATTGATGCTAACTTACTTAACACGCCTATTGATCAACTTACTAATCTATCGAAAGAGATGCATAGAACTAAAGTTGAAGACATAGCGCGTAAGACTACAGGTAAGTTAATTATTAAAGAATATCCTACTGGCTCTGCACACACTGGTCACTTTCGTGCATTACTCAATGAGTTAAAACTAAAGAAGCAGTTTGAACCTGAAATAATTTTTATTGATTATCTTAATATATGTGCTTCTTCTCGTATGAAAGGAATGGGTGGTGCAATCAACTCCTACAATTACATTAAAGCAATTGCTGAAGAATTACGTGGCCTTGCGGTCGAGTTCAACGTACCGCTCTTCTCTGCAACGCAAACGACTCGTTCTGGTTATAGTAACTCGGATGTTGGGCTTGAAGATACGTCCGAGTCTTTTGGATTACCCGCTACCGCGGACTTAATGTTTGCTATTATATCTACAGAAGAATTACAAAATCGTGGACAAATGATGGTTAAACAATTAAAGAATAGATATAATGACCCGGTGGCTAACCGGCGTTTTGTAATTGGTGTTGATAGATCTAAGATGAGATTATATGACGTAGATGAAAGTGAACAGGATCTTACAGACGATACACCAGTTTTTGAAAAAACACAAGCACACGAAGAAATGTCTAAGTTCAAGGATTTTAAGCTATGATTTATAAAGGACCAGAAATAAGCACTTACTGGGGATCAGATGAGTATTCTAACAGGATGGCACATGTTATGAAGAACGATGAAGGTTTTTATGTAGACATGTATAAGAGTGATAAACTTATTGAGTCAAGACCTTTATACGATCACAGTGAAAGATATGCTGAAGATTGTGCTGAAAACTTTGTGATGGGTATTATACCGTGAGTAAAAGAGATGAAACACTTATTATTCTAATGGAAGAATGTAGTGAAGTCATAAAAGAATGTAGTAAGATTATAAGATTTGGCGGTGATACAGAAGATCTCGCAAAAGAACTAGGTGACTTAATGTGTATGATTGATATTGCAACAAAAAATTTAGATATAACATCAGAAGAAATAGAAGATGCTTACCACGATAAGCATATCAAATTACTTACGTGGAGTAATATTATATGAAAGCAAGACTTATTAGTTATAGCAAACCACCGGAGGAAATCTATGTTGGTGACAACGTCCAAGAACTTATTGCGTATACAGCCCGTGTCTCGAACCCATCGAACCAAGACAACACCGAAACGTCAGAAAGATTACTACGATACCTCATTAGAGAAAAACACTGGTCGCCCTTTGAAATGGTTAGCGCTTGCCTGGAAATAGAAACAACCCGTGATATCGCAAGGCAGCTTCTTAGACATAGGTCATTTTCCTTTCAGGAGTTTAGTCAAAGATATGCTGACCCTACACAAGATTTAAAGTTTCAATTAAGAGATACTCGTTTACAAGATACAAAGAATAGACAAAATAGTATCGATACAAATGATGCTCAATTGAAATTAGAATGGTTAATGCAACAATCGGAGGTAGTAAATGCAGCAAAAAAATCTTACAGCTGGGCGATTGAAAATGGTATCGCTAAAGAACAAGCTCGTGCAGTTTTGCCGGAAGGTATCATCGAATCTCGACTGTATGTTAACGGTACCATGCGGTCCTGGATCCATTACATCGGATTACGTTCAGGTCATGGCACGCAAAAAGAACACATAAAACTTGCAGTAGAATGTGCGAAAGCTTTAGAACCTATCTTCCCAATGATCATGGAGTTTTGTAATGAAGAAGATTAACTATAAATTTAATGAAAAAGAATTAATTAAAGAGTTTCAAGAATATATTGACTCTACGTATAACGGTCACTACTCAAAAGATAACTTTCAAGCCACTGAATTTATTATTGACGGTGGCCATGGCACTGGATTTTGCATTGGTAATGTACTAAAGTACGCACAAAGATATGGTAAAAAAGGTATGTCTTCAGATGCTAGAAAAGATTTAATGAAAGTCTTACACTACGCTTTAATTCAATTATACGTCCATGATTTGGAAGAAGACTTACCCTTATTTGTTCGAAGCTGACATTCAACCTTAAAGTTTTTCCACGTAATGTCCATGTAGGTTTCATATATTCTTTCTCTATGATATTCACATGTCTCTAAGTCTTTATAAGAAAGGTGATCAAAGTTATATACAGTAGCTCCTACGTGGATAAGAATCGCGTACAACATAACTTGTATCTTTCTTTGATTGACATAGATTTTTCTTCTAGTTTTGTTCTTTTATATGGTACATCAAATCTTTCTACCATTTCATAAGCGTATGCACCAAAGAATAAACACCAAAGTAAGTAAGCAATTATAGTCCAAAATATATAAATCATGCGTATGTTAAAGCCAAGATAAATGCCCCTCCACCAATTATTATACAACCTACTATTATAGCAATCGTTTTCATTTGTTCCCAGAACTCTTGTTCTTCTTTTCTTTTTTGTATCGCTCTAAGTCTTCTAGCTTCTTTTTCTTCTTGTATTCTTTTAGCTCTTAAATCTAATATGCTTTGCCACGTACCAGGACCAAAGCGCATGTCAACTAAGGTTCTCATTTCTTGTAGTTTTTCTTCTGCTAATTTTGCATCAATAACTTCTTGGGCAACACTATTAATACCAAACTGATCTTTTACACTAACACCTGATTTTTTGTTTCTTTGTTTCTGGCACTGTTCAGCACCTTGGAACAATCCATCGATTGCACCAGCGATTTCTCCAATGTCTTTTGCAGTATCAATATTCGACTTAATAAAATCAACACTTGACTTTACCAACGCTATGCCGGCTAAAACTTCTGCGACGACCATTTCGATCTACCTATGTTAAAGTTAGATAGATATAAATCAAACAGTAATATAATATATTCCACTCTCAGTAATATTTATATTTACATTCAACACTACTTGTGGTATAATATAAATATAATTGAAGATGCTAGAAGGTAGACTGGACTCGGGGGCAGTACCCGACGCCTCCACCAATATTCACCGGCCGGTGCATGCTTATGGGGGCGAAATAGGATCGACAGATGCTGGAGTCTTCGAGAAGTAAATGCAAACGATAACGTTGCACAACCTAAGTTTATGAAGAAGCGTAACACCTTCGCTCGTAAAGTTGGGTTTACTAAAGGTACGGCCTTAGCTGCCTAGTCCTTACGGGCTCGCCGGAGCCTGGGAACAGAATCCGGCACACACTTTTTTTGATAGGAAACATAATGCATAAATTTACAAAAGAATTGATTATAGCATTCACATTTGGAATCGCAGTCATAGTGGGTTCTAACTTAGCATTTGCACAACCAAAGCAAGGTATCGAATGGCGAGAAAAGCCAGTACAGTGCGGCCCTGAACATGAATTTTGGCCAGTCCTTAATTCACACGGCGAAAAAGCTTTGCTAGGTGCAGTTGCAAAACTCGAAGGTCCCGGTGAACCAACAACCTATTTACCGGTTTATGTCTTTACAAATACAGACACTGGAACTTTTACAATTGCAGAGTTTCATTTACATACAAATGAAGTGTGTATTATAGGCTATGGCAGTGGTATTGATTTCGATGTACAAGATCTTTTTACTCGTAACTACGATAAAACCGGAACTTAAATAATAATATATAAAATACTAACAATAAACATGAGGTGATCAAATGAAGAACATTGTTCTTAGTTTTATTTTATTCTTTTCTACGGCAACTGCATCTATTGCAGGTACAACTGTTGTAAATACAGGTAGTGACTCAGGTGGATTCCATGCTGCGCTGTCTTTTATCAATGATCGTATTCAAGGTGAATATGTACAAGCAGGCAACCCAATGGTAGCAGGCAGCTATTTTGATAAAGAAAATATCGTTACTATGTGGAGTACTGAATGGCCGGGCAATGAAGAAACTCCAAGAGTGCGTATGGATGAAGATACAATCATTGGTTTACAAGTGTACGAAACAGTGCTTTGCAGCCGTGAGTTTTCATCGATGGATGAAATGAAAGGTAAAAATATTAAAATTGCTACATGGGGAGATTCACCTGCTGTAGAAAAATTTATTAATCAGATGTCAGCAGACTTAGGTTCTGAAATTACTATTGTACCTTACGACGGCAGTGGTGCAACTACAAGAGGTTACTTAGGTGGAGATGCCGACACTATTTTTACAACTGCAACTAAGCAGAAGAAAGTAGAAGCTGACGGAACGTGCTTCGCTACAAGCGCAACCGGCGATTTAGACTTTGCTTTTGTCGATGTGATTTTATCAGTAAATGCATCTACTGACATTGTTTCACAATACCGTCACATTGTACATGATTTGTCGAGTACAGTTGAGTGGA